ACAAGAAGACGGGGCTATCCATAACAGATGATGCGTTGGGCGAGATAAAGTTCACGGAAAAAAAACTCTACACCAAAAAGTTTGTTAAAGAATTGCTTGACGCAAGCTACAAACATTATACCGAAAACTGTACACACAAGTATACCGGAGCCGATTTAAAGTTTTGTACCAAGTCTGTCGATGATGCCCTTTCTTATAACGACGGACAATTCGATCCCCGAAACAGAAACGTAGTGGCTTCAGAGCCTCAGTTTGATATCCCCATAGATGAGGAATGGGCAAAATACAAATACAAAATGCCGAATGGGGAAGTTGTCGAAGGGCAATTGGCAATCAAGGGGACGATAGACTTAGTGACAGAAGTTGACGATGGGGTAATAGAGGTTATAGACTGGAAAACAGGCAGAAGGCTCGATTGGGCCACCGGACAGGAAAAAACTTACGAGAAACTACTTGAAGATCCGCAACTCCTATTGTATAATTATGCCATATCGAAATTGTTCCCGGATTACAAGCAGGCGATCATGTCTATATACTACATCAGGGACGGTGGTCCATTTAGTATGTGTTTTGATAAGTCTGACCAAGTTAGTTTTTTGGGAATGCTTGAAAAAAGATTCAAACAGATACAACACAATGAATCTCCGCAACCGATTTCAAGAAACCGGACCCATTTTAAGTGTACCAAGCTGTGTCATTTTTACAAAAATAATTGGCCCGGAACCAACATTTCGATGTGTGAGCATGTAGAGGAACATCTAAAAGCTTTTGGTCACAGCGATACGGTAGAAAAGTGTACAAGAGACGGATTTGAAATAGGTTATTATGAGGCACCGGGTTAATAAAGTAAAGAGGAAAGATTTATGTTTAAAGAATTGAAAGCGGCTTGGAGAGAGGTACTGAAGAGTCAATCTTCCGTTGTTGATCGTGATAGTGTCTGCGTTATGGTTCCGGATCATGTTTTTAAATCATTTGAAAGAGAATTCAATCTTTGTTTTGTAGAACCGGAAGACGATGTAGAGTTTCAGTCTTGGATTAGCGACTCAAAAGAAACTAAGGAAGAGTAAAATGATTGAAATAGAAATAACACAAAAAATGAAAGAGCGAGCTTGGAGAAAGGCTCGCGAGATGGGAGAAATAAATAACTCGATTACAAAAGGCGACGGAAACATTGCCGGTTTTTTGGGAGAGGAGGTGGCTAATAATGTAATTAAAGGTGACATTAATAACACCTACGATTATGATATCGTAAAAAACGGTGTTACATATGATGTTAAAACCAAACGATGTACTAGCGAACCCAAACCCTATTACGAGTGTTCCGTCGCCGCTTACAACACCAAGCAGAAATGCGACCATTATGTTTTTGTTCGGCTTGAGAATGTTAACGGAAGGTGGACAAGGGCTTGGCTCTTAGGATGTTGTGGAAAGGAAGACTATTTTAAAAATGCCAGATTTCTGAAAAAGGGAAAGACGGACGGCAATAATAACTTCAAGGTAAAAGCGGACTGTTACAATATGGAAATACGAAGTCTTAAGTCTATGGAGAAAATATGCCAGCACAACTAGTAGACTTAGATGGGGATTTTGAGCTAGGTAACCATTTTACACTAGAGGTGGCCGAAAGACTTGCTCACCTTTTGAGTGATGAATACAGGGTTGTCGTTAAGTACGACCGGAAGCAGCCGCTCCCTGATTACTCTGACGACAAGCTTAACGTAGTAATTTCTACTTCTAGAGAGACCCACGACACTCCCGGAGAATTTTTTCGAGACGATGTGCTTATAATCTTTCAGCATTATTTTATGTTAGATTCGTGGGGTGACCCAATTCACAATCCTCTGGTGTATCCGATGCCCCTTGGACCATTCAAGAACCCCAAGATCAAGATCATCAAACCTCTTTCGGAAAGAATGTATGATTTTTCTTTTGTTGGCCAGATTCCAGACACAGGCACGCGGGACTGCTTCAAAAGAAGCCTAGACAAGCTGATAGATAAGTGTGAAGAAGGTAAGTTTAAATATTTCATAAAATACACCGATGGATTTGGACAGGGGCTGTCTTCAGAAGAGTACATAGATGTCTTGTCGGAGTCTAAGGTGTCGTTGTGTCCCCAAGGGGCCCATAGTTATGAGACATTTAGGTTCTTTGAATCGATAATGATGGGGTCGATACCTCTTGTGAACCAGCTTCCTAGACTATGGTATTATGAAAACTCTCCACACTTTAAAACCGTTTGGCGAGACCTAGACAGAACCCTATCTGAAATTTTGAACTTCTCACAAATGCCAAGCTGTAGAGAATTTTTATACCAAGTGGCAAACTATTGTCACGACACACTTACCCCAGAAAACCTAGCTAAAGAACTTCGGGACAAGGTTAAGATAAGAAGAGCAACACTTGGCATGAATAAAAAAGTCCTTGACGATCTTAAGAAGACGTTACTTGAAAATCAAAAGCATATTTGACACTGCCACATAAGTGGCAACACATCAAGAGGAAATAAAAGTGAAATGGATACCATTTAATTGTAAAACACACTTCAGCCTACTGAAGGCTTTTTCAAAGTGTGACAAGCTGGCGCAAAAATGCAAGGAGTACGGTTATCCGGCTTGTGTGATTGCCGATACGGAGTCCTTGTCGGGAGCGATGGATTTTCACAACTCGTGCCGTCAGCACGGGATAAAGCCGATAATTGGCTGCGATTTTGGAGCATACTTACTCATTGCCAAAAATAAAGATGGATGGTTCGATCTTATTAAAGTGGTCTCCCAAGCAGGACTTGACACCTTCAAAGATATTGCCAAGAAGGGGAATTTAATTTGTGTTACAAGCGATCCGCAAAACGGTTATCAAAAATTATTTGGAAGAAACTATTTTTCTTATCCGTATTCTGATCGTGGTGTTTATTACGTAACCAAAGACGAAGCCGAAGCGCATCGTATTCTTCTCTGTTCCGGCGCAAAGACAACGCTGCCCAAGGTTCGCTCACAGCTTTCTTCGGGGGAAAGTGTAGACAATCAAAAGTTTTTCGAGAGTGACAATTTTCATCTTCCGGAACCGCAGTCTGTTCCAGACAATGAAGAAACTATTCGGCTCCTTAACACTATAGCGGATATGTGCGACGACTACGAAATCGCATCCAAGCCAATGCTTCCAAAATTTGTGTGCCCGGAAGGAGCAGATGAAGACGAATATCTGACTCAACTCTGTCGAGACGGGTGGAGACGGAGACTAATCCCTTCGGAAAAGATTTCTAATAAAGAGAAAAAGGATATATACCTACAGAGAATAAAAAAAGAGCTTGATGTTATTTTTAAAGCAGATCTCTCTGGTTATTTCCTTATCGTGCAGGACATTATTAATAATGTCAAAGAAAACGGCTGGCTTGCTGGTCCCGGACGAGGGTCGGCTGCTGGATGCTTAGTGTCTTACTTGATAGGAATAACAGAAGTAGACCCTATCGAATATGATCTTATTTTTGAGAGGTTTTATAACGAGGGGCGAAATAGCGATGATTATATTTCTCTTCCCGATATCGATATGGATGTACCATCAGAACATAGAGATGAGGTGATCGACTACATTAAAAACAAATACGGACAGGATAAAGTTGGGCAAATGGTAACATTTGGAAGGCTACAGGGGAGAGCTGCCCTAAAAGAGGTTTTAAGAATTAATAACGCTGTGTCATTTACAGAAATGAATACGATAACTGATAGTATACCGGACGAAGCTAAGATCTCTGACCAGCTTGAGCTAATGGAAGATAAGTCTATTATTAGATGGACCTTAGAAAATGAGCCCGACGATTTAAAAAACTGGTGTACTATGGATGATGATGGAAACCTGAGCGGGTCGCTGTCACACATGTTTGAACAAGCTATGAAAATTGAAGGAACTAATAAGTCACAAGGAAAGCACCCAGCCGGTGTCATTATCTCCAAGCATAAACTTGCCGACGTTTGCCCCATGACGGTCGATAAGCTAGGAGATCCAATAGTGGCTTTTGAAATGGTGCCGCTTGAGGCTCAGGGGCATGTAAAATTCGACGTTCTTGGGATTGATTTACTTAGTAAAATAATGGATATTTCAAATGAAAACTAATGAACTTACTGCCGACAGACAGGAGTACAAATCTGTCATTTTTTCTGGCTGCGCTATAGAGTCGAATGGTGTTTCTATATGTAACCTCAACGACTACATTGATCGCCCTCCCGAAAGAGGTGCGAATTATCAAGTTTGGTCAGACGCACATAGGACTCATGAGCTATACCATAGCTTAGACGATGCTGTTAATAAATTTTTAGAACTTAAAGATAGGAACCATTGAACATGGCAAACTTTCGGGACATTATTGTATTTGACTTTGAAACAGGTGGAGCTAATCCTCATACGTGCCAGCCGACTCAGATTGCCGCCGTGGCAATTCATGCAAGGAAGCTGGAGCTACAGCCCGGTGGCGTCTTTAATAGTGAAATGAGACCCATTATCGACGATGAGAAAGCGATTGCTGCGGGAGTGGGGCCCCTAGAAGAAAAGGCTCTAGAGATAACCCGGAAAACGAGAGCCGGACTAGCTAAGGCTCCACTCCCAAAAGGTGTATGGAAAAAGTTTGCGCAATTTTGCGATAAGTACAACTATAAGAAAACTTCGTTCTTTGCGCCGATTGCTGCCGGTTATAATATTAATGGGTACGATATGCCAATCGTTGAGAGAATGTGTCAGCAGTATGGTCCCATTGATGAAAAGAAGGGGTGTCAAAAAATCTTCAATCCCATCTTTACCATTGATGTCATGCAGCATATCTATTGTTGGTTTGAGAACAACCAAGACGTTAAGGGTTATAGTATGGATTATATGCGAGACTATTTTGGCATGGATAAGGAAAATGCCCACGATGCGTTGCAAGACGTGAAAGATACTGCAAACCTTATGATTAAGTTTCTGAAATTGCAAAGGAGCTTATTGAAAAAGGTTAAATTTGAGAAGTCCTTTTCCAAGGGTGGGATTTATGTCTAATGAGTAATTTCGATATCAACGATTTTGAAGATGAAGCAGTTTGGGACTTGATATGCGATGGTCAAACCAAAGGGGTTTTTCAGCTTGAGTCAAGCTTGGGCAAACATTGGGCCAAACAGGTTAAACCGAGAAACGTCAAGGAGCTTGCGGCTCTTGTTAGCTTGATTCGGCCCGGATGTGTCGATATGGCGCAAGTTTATGTTAACAGGAAGTCCAACAAAGAGCCTGTAACCTACCCAGATGACGCATTAGAGGAAATACTGTCCGAGACTTATGGGGTTCTTGTATATCAAGAACAGTCCATGAAAATTGCACAGAAGCTTGCGGGTTTCGATCTGAAGGACGCAGACGCCCTGCGTAAGGCTATTGGTAAAAAGAAGGCTGACTTAATGGAGAAAGTAAAGAAGTCTTTCCTAGAGGGCGCCGAGAGTCAAGGAATCGTTACTAAAGAGGTGGCGGAAGAGATCTTTTCATGGATCGAAAAGTCAAACCGATACGCTTTCAACAAGTCTCATGCCGTATCGTATGCTATAAATGCATACTGGAGCGCCTACTGCAAGTTCTATCGAAAGATGCCTTTCTATGTGTCGTATTTAAATCACTCTGAT